CAAGACTACTTTCTGTTCTTGAAAAAGACATCTGTAATTTAGTAGACCTACTACTTATACTTTTTTCTTTTCTTTTTTGATTATTAATGTTATCACAATTGACTTGAGATTCATGCAATATTATTAAATCTTTATGTTTACCATAATATTCAGGTACATCGTAACATTGAAATCTATGGTAATTGTCTACAAAATATTGTTTTGTTGTTTTCATTTTTTTTCCTAAAAGTTTGGGTGGTTCCAGATGTCTCCGAAGAGAATCAAGCAGTGGTATTAACCTTAACCACCCATTTATTTTATAAGTACCTTGGACCAGTCCAACTGAACCAAGAAGTTGAGTCATCAAATACTGACCCTCTAACATGCTTTGCTGGAGATGCCCATCCTGCTGCCATAAAGACATCACCTCTTCTATAAGGAATACCTTTTAATATTCCTTCACTCTTGGCGATAAATCCCCAAACAGAACTACCACAAATGACCTTAATATACTTTTGACCATTCCTAAGTTTGATACCTTTTTTAAATTCACGAGTCATTCTTTTTTTAATCTCACTACCACTATCGTTATCTTTTGATGCTGGTTTACCCCATCCTTCATAATCTTTTCCAATGTTGATGACTAACTCGTCTAATGCTTTATCAAATTTACTCATTTTATTATCCTTTTGTTTTTGTTTACACCTAAATATAATACATAAATGCTATATGAGTCAAGTGTTTTTTTCATTTATTTTTAAATAAATTATCTTTGAATTTCTTACTAAGTTCTTTAATGTGTCTACAAGTTTTTCTGAATGAATAACCTTTACAACCACAACTATAATGTTTGTGAAATGGATGCCACTCTACCCAGTAATGATTACCATTGGAACCAGATACTCTCCATTTGTTGTCTTCAATTATACTACCATCAAACTTTTCAATTAATAAATCAATTAAGTGTTGATTAGACATATGGATTTACCTTAGTTAAATCTCCTTCAACCCAACCTTTTGACTCAGAGTATACTTGTTTGAATCTCCTACCAAGTCCAGTAACATCTTTGGATATCCTAACCACATCTAAGTTTTGACTAAGGAAATGTTTTTGCATTATCCAAGTGATGTACCACTCTTTAGTTTTATCAGCGATACTTAAGTGGTCGGTATAACTGAATGTTTTACCATTCAATTTGTTTCTAAGTACGAACCTAAATGATTTCATTTCTTTCCAACTCATATTACTTACCTCCAGTATAAACATAAGGTTTATCGTATTTTCCAAGGTTAACATCTACATACCAACCGACATGAAAATAATCTGTCATAATATCTGAGTTATCAAAGTTCCCAACATTCAACGCAGGAATAACTTCACTAAGAAAACCAAGTGCTTCTGGGTTATCTGAGAAGTGGTCTTTGTACCAATACTCGTTGATAGAATCAGTTCCAAAATCAATAGAACCAGACTTAAGTGTCAATCGTATTGTTGAATAGTTATCAATAGAAAGAGTACCTTTCATACCATGTTTCTTAAGAACATGCTTGATTCTTGGTGCCAACTCTTTTTTCTTTTCTTGATTTATATAAGCCATTATTTATTTCCTTTTATTTTTAAATTCTTAGTTAATCTCTCATTTCTCATACTTGAATATACGGCAAAACCTGTATACAAGTCAAGTGTTTTTTTCACTTTTTTTAATATTTTTTTCAAAGATGGTATTAACAAACTCCATTTGTTTTTTAGTTAAACGACCCCACTTATGTGTATTTTCCATCATAGATAATACAACTTTTTGTGGATATTGATTACTTCTAACCTCAACTAATTTATCGTATAGGAATTGTAACTTACGAAGAGTTCTTTCTTTTCGTAGTCTTTTCTTTTCTCTCTCTACTGGTTGATTTCTCTTAACAATATTATTAATTGAGTCCAACATCTTTGGTGTAATCTTTCTACCAGTAACGAGTGCTTGGTACATATCTCTGACAAATTTTGATTGGTCTTTGTCATTGACCAATTTTTTTAGTTCAACAATCTGAAACGTATAAGTTTCTTTGTTCTCTAATATTCGTTTTGCTATGGTTTCTGGTTTTGGTTTCTTAAAGTAACCCATTCACCCCTCGGTCAAAATCATATTTCTCTTTATCAGAAAGAAATAAATCTGAAACCTCTCCAACGATATCAAAATCTTTTTCACTCAAAGATTCAAACCACTCTTCGTTTTCTATGTCATGTATATGAGTCCCACCATCCCAATCAATCGTATCGTCTGTATGTATAGGAAAGGTAATACCAGTTGACTTATCAATTACACATCCTACACTTGATAGGACTACTTTGTCTTCTGTAACTAACTTCATTGTTTTTCTCCTTTTATTCATATATGAATATACAAAGGATTTATTATAAAGTCAAGTGTTTTTTTAATCTTTCTTGAAAATGTTTTACACCATAAACTCTGTTTTTTGTTTTGATATGTCTGTTATAAGGAGCATCTTGTAGATAGAATCCAAACTCACCACCTCTACCTTGTACCCAATGCTCATAATTTTCTGGAGAATCATCAAGTAGAAAGTCAATTGGAACTCTCCATTTATCTTGACCTCTCTCAAAATATACCGCTCCAGGATTTAACTCATGTGAAGATAACCAGTTAAGTGTTAAATGTCTGGCGTGTTGTTTCTGTGATGTTACGATACTTAACTTATGTTCTCCATCAAGACACCAGTCTGTTAGTTCTTTGAACTCTGTTACCGCTCCAGTTATTTCTGGTCCGTTACCCATTATTAAATGAGAGTGGTCATGCCAATATACTTGTTGTAATTCTTTTTTAGTGGCATTAAAGTTCTTATCCAAATCCCAATGTCGTAGTGGTTCTGTATCTTTTTTTATGTACTCTGGATATTCACTCTTAATAGTGTCTAAGAGTGCTTTACAGAAGTCTCTCAGTACCCCGTCTACATCTATACCAATATGTAAGTTTGAATCTTTAAATAAATTTAACATTGTTACCTTCCCATACAGATTTTACTTTTTGTATTACTTGTCCTGGTGTTATTGTTTCCATTTTATGCCAATCTTCTTTTGTGTTACATTTAATTATTGGATTCCAATTCCAATTTTTTCTATCATATGTTCCAGTATTATAATAACCACTAATTGGATTATCATTGTATAATCTATGACAACTAAATTCTGTATAAGGTTTACTAAATGATGAAATCATTATGACTGGTTTTCCTATTGCCCACGCTAACCAAGATAATCCAGAACCAATACCAATAAAAAACTCCGAATTATATATCATTGATGCTCGTTCTTTTAATGGTTTGTATCCAGTATCGTCAATTGCTCCTTCTGGTGTTTCATTAAATACTTGTCCATTACCCCAAATATTTTCTGCATCTATACAGATAACAGAAAGTTTTAATTCTGATTTTATATAACTGATGACCTCATCCCAACCACCTATCCAATTCCAATATTTTGCTTGTGAAGAAGATTGTATTGAAATACAAACATACTTACCAAACATTTTAGTATTTTTTTTAGTCGTCTTAAAACTAAGTACTGGTTTTTTCTCTTCGTAATCTAAACCAAGTATATCAGAACCTATCTTTTGTTCTGGTATAAAAAATGGATTCATAGGATTACGAGTGTAGTCTGTTCTGAATACATCTACACCATCCAACACTTTACTTTCTTTCCAACTTATCTCCATCTGATATCTTTTGTAGATGTTAGTGTATGAACTGGAGATAAAGGTAATATCTTTATAATGATTTTTATCAAATAGTGGTCGTGTTACTTCACTACAATATACAAAAGATATACAATTATGTTTCTTTGTAAACTCTTCTATGTATGGCATCCATGCCAATATATCACCTATTGAGTCTGAACCATATTCAAATAAAACTCTCTTACCATCTAAATCATATTTATCAACATGGATTAATTCGTCTGTATCTTTAATCTTTACTTTGATTATCCAGTCTGTATGATATTTACGATTATGTTCGTAATACATATTACTTTGTATAGTGACTTCATCAATCAGTTCATCGTTATCGTAGAATGAAATGATAAAATCAAGGGTGGTATCTGATTCTATGGTTACTTTAGGGCCATCAAAGTAAGTAACAACAACATTTATATCATCTCTTGTTATTAGGGAACTTGATTCCATGTACATAATCTCCTGGGCTATGTGAATTATTAGAATGTCTCATCGGTTGGAACCCCCACTTACTATAAAATATTTGAGAGGCAACAACTTCACTTTCAGTAAACTCTTGTTTCTCTTGGTTATCATCTCTGTTCTTTGTTGCTTTACTTCCAAAATGATAGAAATGTGTACCATGAGTCATCTTGAATTTACAACCAATTAGCTCAAGCTTCAAGAAGAAATCCCAATCACAAATAAATGGTGATGGGTATATTAAATCAAATCCACCTACTGCCATATAGTATTTTTTCTTCATCAAAAAAGGAAATATTTCTCCACCATTAGATAGTTTCTGTTGTGATATTGATTTTTCATATTCTATGTAGTCGTCATATCTAAAATCTTTAGCATCTCTACCAAAGTCTTTTATGTTGAAATCAAATATACTTGGACCAGTAGGTTCTATCTGTCTCGGTGTTAGTACAAATTTATCGTTCTGTGGTAGAACATGAGACATCATTTTTTCATCCCACTTATCTGGAAATACATTATCATCATTAACAATTAAGAAATACTCATTAGTGACATACCACATTCCAGTATTTAGTGCATAACACATACCTTTGTTTGTACCTAAATCTATTAGTTTTATTTTACCCTCGTACTTATCAAGAACCGATTTACTCATATCGTAATGACCATCAACTATAACTATAATCTCATTTGTATCATATACTTGTCCTTCAATACAAGAATGTAAACACCAGTCTAAATACTCTGGTGATTTATATGTAGGTATCACTACCGATATCATATTAACTCTCCCCAATTTCTGAATGGACTTAACCAAGCAGTCTCTCCATGTGTTGAATAACCAGGTATTGGACTAACTAATGTCCTACCTTTTTCTCTAAGTTGTGTAAATGCTTGATGGTCTGTTGGATAAGAACCACCAGTATTTTCTATCCAAATGTCTTTATCTTCCGTTAGTGTTGAAACCTTTGCTGCAAATGTCATCGTGGTTGAAATGGTCATTTTCCAATGACAAACATTTCCTTTCATTACTCTTGTAGGTTCTCCGTAATCATAAGATGATATGTATTTATCTGGGTGGTCATATAATGTGACATAATGTGCTCCAATATCAAACCCATCAAATAATGCATTCATAGAATTAGGAGCATGAATGTAATCATTTTCAAGAAAATATACAATCGTATCATCATCAAGATTTAACGAGTCCATAAATACATTATGAAATGTTCCTGCTGAACTTCCAATACTTGTGTAATGAATGTCCAAACCACTTGATTCTTTTTCAAGTTTCTCTTTGGTTTCATCAGAGACATTATCTGCCATTACTATTATATTGACACTCTTAAATGGAAATTCTTTCAGAAAATTATATAGACAACTAAAGTTATTTACATAACTTGGTTTATCTTTCGGATATCCAGCATCACTTGTTCTGTAGTATACTACTAAGTCTTTCATTTATTCTTCCAAAAATCGTAGATACCTTTATCTAATTCATAACTATCCCAAGTCTGTCTTGGTCTTTTTGGTTGTTCTTGAGCCCAATCCCACATCTTTTTCAAACCTTCTTTCAATTTTGTTTTGTATGTATAACCAAGTATTTCCTCAGACTTTTCATGGGTACTCCAAGCATATTTTACCTCATGTCTATTCTCTAAAAACTCAATCTCTCCATAACCAACTACTTCTTGAAGAGTCTCTGCTGCTTCTAATATTGTACAACTTACTGGTCCACCAACATTTATTATCTGTTTACTTGCTTTAGGTGATACTGCTGATTCCCATAGTGGTTCGTTTATATCATCCATAAAAGTAAATGCTCTCTTCTGTGAACCATCTCCGAATACCGTAATCTTGCCACCATTCATTAAGTTATACATCCAAATACCTAATACATTTCTATATCTATCCCATATATTTTGATTAATACCATAAACATTATGTGGTCTGATAACACAATAGTCAAGACCATGTTGTTCTTCTGCTACTCTGTAGTCCATTTCACAACCATATTTTGCAATACCATACGGGTCAACTGGTGATGGTTGTTCGTCTTCACTAAAGGGTGGATTACCTCTACCATATACTGCCATTGAAGATGTGAATATAACTCTCTTCACATCGTGTCGTATACATTCATTAATAATATTAGCATTAGAAATCATATTTGTTTTATAGTTAAACTTTCTGATAAATGGTGATAGTCCCTCTGCGGCATATGCTGCAAAGTGATATACATACTTTGGTTTATGTACATCAAAAATATCTGTTATATCATCCACTGCTAAATCTCTATTAAACAGAGTAACTTCTTCATCAACGAAATCTTCATATCCACCAGAAAAATCATCTATACCAACTACCCTGCATCCTTTATTTTCTATTAACCATTTACTAAACCGAGACCCTAAAAGTCCTCCAACACCAGTTACTAATACTACTTCCATTATTAATTCCCTATTATGTTTATGATTTGTTCTACAACCTCTTCGTCTGTTAGATATGGATTTAAAGAAACATGACCATTCTCAAAGTAGAACTCTGGTCCTAACTTTGGTTCTTTTAATTTTCTAATAACCCCATTGTACCCATATAATTGGTGAACATAATCACCAGTTATTATAGTTTTTGTTCCAACACCTGCTGCTAAATTTATTAACCCACTTTCTCCACCAACCATAAAATCACATTGTGATATTATTGCTGCTGTATGAGTATACAATCCAGTAGTCAATAACCCTATACTACTTTGTGTAACACCTGGGTCAAATCCCACCTTGATTAATAAATATCTCTTAGATAGTTCAGAAACCAAAAAATTTATATCTCTTCTCTTACCACCATAACCAAGATTTGGTACATCAATTCCTCTTTTATATTCCTCTTCTGTATATCCAAAACTTTTCTCTTCCCAATTACCCTGCCACGCTACAATCTTTTTACCTTGGTTTTTATATGGTTTCATCATATCAAAAACAGAATCTATAGCAGATTTTGGTACTTGTATTTGATATGATGGGTCTAAATTTTTCAACCCACAATGTTTTTGATATTGTATCGTAGGTGGGTCTTCTTGAGTACAAGGTGGAAGTGTATAAACTTCATTATACATAGATTCGTCTACATCTTCGTTAGGAAGAAATACTCTATTTATATTAATGTCCAGTTCTAATAACTCATATGGTTGATATACTGGAATCTTATAATCAATCAAACAATCTCGTCTGTCTCTTTTTATTTGTCTTGCTACTGAAGTTGAAAATAAAGTATCTCCTATAAATCCAGTAGACTTTATCAGTATGTTATTACTTTCCATATTGCCAATTTAATTTTTTGTCACCATTATTTTTCTTTGCTGCTTCATCTGTTAGTTCTAAGTCATACCACCAATTAGCACATAACCAAGAAGTTATAATATATTTGTCATTAGATATCGGTGTTTCTGCATTATGAACCCAAGGCCAACCTGCTGGCCAAGTGACTAATGTACCTGCTTCAGGAGTAACTTTTATATCAGATAATGGAAAACAAGTTTCTCCACCCTTTTCTACATCGTTTAGATAATACATACTAACCATCAATCTTTGAGCAGTGTCTCTTGAATAGTTCTGTTCGGTATGCCACGCGTGGTAGTGACCTTCTTGTTTTTTATATTGTTGTATTTTCCACAACGGATAGTAAACTCCTCCACCATGAACTTCCATTGGATTAAATCTTTCAAGATGTCCAAACTTTTTTAGATACCTTTTATTTAATCTTACTGCAGTTTCTTCTATAGTTTCAACCCATCCATTATATTTTTTATTACCAGTATTTTTTAGGTTTAATTCAAATGTTCTCTTAGAGTTATAATTCTTTCCACCAAGTGTAAATCCTTCGTAAACACCATCTTCTTCCTGGTCTTTGAACTCTTGTATCATCTCATTACATAAACTTTGGTCTAATGCTCCAGGATACACTCCTATTGTATCTTTGAAATATTCTAACTTCATGGTGTACAAACTCCTAATTTTCCAACAACTCTTGATGCCATACTATTTGCAAAATTCATTGCGTTATATGGTGTTTCGTGTTTTAAAAACCACAAAACAAATGCTGACATATAAGTGTCTCCTGCTCCAGATAAATCCATAACTTCAATTGGTTTAGTTAGTGGTACAACTTCATCACCCAACCTTGAACCATCTCCACCAAGTGTGACAATACATTTATCTACAACAGAATCAATAAACTCCCAATCACAATTTTCTTTCCATTCTTTTTCATTTATCTTTATGAAAGTGTATCCTTGAATCCATTTACCAAATCTTTTTTTAGTGTCAATAAAAGTATATGGTGCTATTTGTGATAGTAATTCTAAGTCATCTTCTGATAAAAATCCCTTATCATAATCTGCTACTATTATAGCATCGTAATCATCGTTTAAATCTTTGAAATCAAATTTTTGTTTTGAGTAATCGTTTGAGTCAACCCTTAACAACATCTGATTAGATTTCTCATCTACATACCGAGTTTTAACAATGTCATTCTTATTACTGATTAACTCTATATCATGTTCATGTTTATAAAAAGAATTACTTATCTTTTTTACATTCTCATATACATTTGCTGCCATTCCTGGATTTGTTTTTTCTCTTTGTGAAACCATAACTGGTACTGGAGCTTCTGGACTAATTCTATCTACATTACCATATACAAATCTATCTGTACATTTATCACCGATAACTAATATTTTCATTCTTCTAAGTAACCCTTATATAGTTTAAGACCTTTTTCTATACTATAAATAGTCATAAACTCATTTTTATTTGCCTCAGTAAAGAATTGATACCCACTTGGTGTATCACTATCGCCTCTGTATGTATATTTTATATTTAATATTCCCAAGACATCTTCAAATGTTCTTGCTTCTCCACTACCAACTTCGTAAATGCCAGGATTAACCTTATTGAATATAGGGAATATAGTTGCTCTTACGACATCGTCTATGTAAACAAAATCTCGTTTTGGATTACCTCTAAACAACTGAAACTTACCTTGTCTGTGTGCTTGAAATGCTACAGATGCCATTTTACCTTTGTTCTGTTCTCCTGGTCCATACACATTGAAGTACCTCAACCCAACAAAATTACTTACAGATTTTTCACCATATTTTTCTGCAATATACTTTGACCAACCATATAAGTTAGATGGTGTCTGTCCACCATCACCCTTATTTGCTGCTGATGAAGAATACACCACCTTTTTACCATACTCTTCTGAGAAATCAAACAAGATTCTACTAAACTCAAAGTTATACTTCATCATTTCATTTGTGTCTTTTAACATAGTATCGGATATAGCTCCTACATGAAGAACCACATCACATCTTGATACTGCTTTTCTTAGTGCTTCTTCCCACCCATCATGATTCATATAGTCTTTTTCTATACCATAAACACTAACTATATCTGGGTGTTTTATCAAAGTATCACTTATATTTTTTCCAATAAACCCTTGACATCCTGTTAATAATATTCTCATTTCTGACTATCTCCTTTTGTAACTCTATACGAATCTGAATCTTCGTGGTGGGTTGATACTTCAAATATTCTACCATTAGATAACGCTTCTAATTGATGTGGTTGTCCTGGTCGTTGTCTTACTACATCACCCTCTACTAATTTTTCCTCGTTTATATCAGCAGTTTCTGTATCTATCCACCTATATAAAAACTCTCCATACTCTACATACCAGGTTTCATCTTTAATCATATGATAATGCATTGAGAACTTACAACCTTGATTAAAGATAAGAACCTTACCACAATACATTTCATTATTCTCTATGATAATTTCTTCTCCCCAACCTTTGGGAACACAACATCCATTTGTTACTTCTGGTTTAACCACCCACCAACTCCTTAATACCATGAATCCATAGAACCTCTCCCATAGATGAGTATTTTTTTGCTACTTCAAAATTATTCTTTATAGAATCTCCTCTTGAAATATATTCTCCTATATTAAAATATGAATTTCTCATATCCATCATGTTTTTTAAATCTTGTATAGTATCAAATGTTATTATTCCATTTGTATCAAAAATACTAAGACTTTTATCTTTCTCTACACCTTCACTCCAGTAAATAGGAATACTCCCCACCAACATTGCGTCAATTATTTTTTCAGAGAAAAAATTTCCTTTCTCATTTTCCACCACTACCTCAAACATATAATTACCAGTCAAATCCATTTTGTCTGAATACAATTCAGGGTCATCAACTGGATTGGTTGTCGTTGGAAAATGTATTTTTGGTATGAAACTTAAAAGTGATTCTATTGTTCTTTGATGAAATAATGCTCTGTAGTTTATGTTACTCATTTCTGGAACACAGGCCCATTTTATTGCTTGTCTTAATTTGTGACCCTCTAATATATTTTTTTTAGATACCAACATACAAGTATTTTCTAATTTTTTATAGATACCCCAATGTCCTTTTTTTATATAACTTCTTAGACCACCAGGATAATACTTGAATCTATCATCTATATCAGAATACTCTGGATAGGTTGTAAAAATCATATCAAACAACTCGTAATTTTCTTTCAATTTTATAATATCATAAACCTCTGTATCAGTAGAAGTTTTGTGCTTGGTAAGACTTATCGGTTCAATCATAACTAAAACATTATACTTTGAACCATTACCATTTTTAAGATACTCTATCCAATGTCTTGGATTTTCAAGATATATACTTAAGTCTGTTTTATCATGTGTCCAACTTAAGTTTTCACTTTTTATGGTTGGCCATTTTTCTTCAATTTCGTATCCAGTATAACCACCATAAAATTCGTCATGTAAATTAGCTTTCATTTAATAAGTTCCTTTTACAAATTCTTCCAACCCACATTTCCAAAGTGTATCTCCCATTGAAGAATATATTTTGGCAACCTCAAAGTTATGTTTAACTGCCTTTAACTTTGAATTATAAACATCTATACTAAAATGGTCTGGTTGATTATCTAACATTTCATATAATTCATTGACATCATCAAATGTTATTATACCATCTCTATCAAAAACATCAAGTGAGACATCACTAATTCCGTTACTCCAATATATAGGAATACACCCTACTAACATACAATCTATTAGTTTTTCTGAGAAGAAAGGCCCTTGTTCATTTTCAATTACAAGTTCAAACATAAAGTCTTTATTACCAAGATGTTTCTCTGCCTCTGGTGGATTATTATAAGATATTATTGATTGTTGAAGATTATCATTATGTAGTCCCCACTTTGGAATCACTTGACTCTTCTGACCTATTCTATCTCTGACTTCGTGTCTTAATATATGTCCTGGCATATATTTCTTTCCAGACATTATACAAGTTATACCACTTGTCTTGGGATGTATTTTCCAATAATCTTTCTTTACATAAGACCTAATACCACCTTCATAATATCTAAACTTTGGATGTAGTTCTTGATAATGTGGGTAGGTTGTAAATATCAAATCAAAGTAATTGTTATATACTTCTGGATTTTCAATCAAGTCATAATTAGTAGGTGTATCTCCATGTCTAAAGTGTCCTTGTTCAAGTAACTGCTTTGGTTCTACCAACACACATACTTTGTATTTTGAATCAGAGTTTCCTACATCTATATGTTGTAACCATTTCAAAGTATCATCTACATATATTTCTATTTCAATCGGTTCATCTTCATTTATCGCCAATTCTGGTCTAACCCACTTTAGATTTTTACTTGGTACAGATGGCCAGTTTCCGAACATTTCGTTCTCACCAAAGTTACCATAAAAGTTTAACCCAGCATAGTATGACATAATCTAACTCCTACCAGTTATCTGTAAAGTATATCTGTAATCAACCCCAATATTTGCTGCCATGTGTTCTACATCACCATTCCATTCTGAATAAGTTCCTTCTTTATAACCAACTAAAGGTTTTCCATCTAATTCAAAATAGTGACCACTTTTCCAATCCTCTAAAAACACAATGATTCTTTTGATATCCTTCAGTTCACAATTAAATTTCTTTCTATATACATTATATGTATCTTTATGAAGTGGTAATATTACTCCAGTTTCCATACGATAGTAACAACAACCAACATCTTTTAGTCCCTTTGACTCCGCCCACTCAATAAATTTGTCATTCCAACTTGGTTGTGTTTTACTAAACGGACACATTTGACCAGTAAAATATTTAGTATCATTCATATATCCTTCATGTCTCCATTTCTCAATCATCTCTTTGTTATTGAATGGTTCTTTGTGATACTCTAAATGTTTGTACTCATCATCCCAAAATTTCTTTATTCTATAAATTTTCTCTACCTTAGTTTCTACCATTGAATATCTCCATCTTTGTTAGGTCTGGCCAATCATTAAGTTCCCACTTCCTCGGTGTTGATGTCATAGCATCAAAGAACTTATCAACCCCAAGTTGAGCAGTTTCTGGTGTCATATAATAATGATAACCGATAGTATCAATATTCTGGTCTTTCCAAGGAATACCAGGTTCTCTTCCATCATAGACCATCTTTCTCAATTTATTATATGCCTCTTCGTCATCAAGTAGAATCATACCACCCCTACCAAGACTCAAATGTTTTTGAAACTGAAAACTTAAACACATAAATGTATCTTCTATGTAACTACCCTCTCTCCACAATACTGCCGCATCATAAACTCCAGTATTTCCAATCTCGTAGTAGTCTCTCCAATCTTCATCCTTCCATTGTAATGGTACATTCAGTTTATGTGAAAGAAAAGGAATAGACAAATAAGTTCTTTTTGGAACAACCAATTCATCTACTCCTATATATCTTAGACATAGTTCAATACCATGTGTACAACTATCTACCGCTATACCATACTTAGAACCAAAGAAAGATGAGACTAAGTCTTCAAGTTGGTGTACTGGTTTCCAACTCATCCCTCGTATCCCTCTCCAACACCAATACTAATTAATTTGTATTTATCACTTTCTGGAATATATCTCCAAGGGTCAATTACAACTGAACCCTCTTCAAAATTGTAGTCTAAAAACTCATCATGTTTAGTACCAATAAAGTAACACCTTGGTGTATTCGGTAATAATTTAAGTTCATCTTCATCAACAAACGGGTCCCAATCAATAACATCAATACCCTTTTCTACCAACAGATTTTTTAGTAATACTGCTGCACTTCCAGTTGTGATGTTAGTTTCTGGTTTAAATGACTTTCCAAGTATAACAATATCTCTACCATTAGAATTAGAAATTACTAAATCTGCCATCCAATCTGTTTGGTTTTCTCTTTGTTTCATAATATTGTCAAACCAATTGTGAGACAAATCTAAGTTGTTTGACAACCAACTTAATGCTATATTATCTCTTGGATGACATCCACCACCATCTCCCATACCACCAGACCAATAACTTGGTGCCAATATTCTTTTGTTTCCTAACACAAGAGCATTCATTACATCGTCACAATTTGTGTTTGGTAACTTACTACACATTTCCATTACTACATTTGTAAAAGATAATTTAGTAGAAATAAATGTGTTATACAATACCTTAACTAACTCTGCGTTTTCAATTGTCGTATCATATACTGGAGCATGCATTATTGTTTTATAGAACTTCTTAGCAGTTTTTAATGCCCATTTATCATCATATCCAAACAGAATAAACTCTGGATGTAGAAAATCTCTCATCGTTGTTCCCATAGCAATAAAGAATGGATTGTAACATAGTTTGGTATGTTTTCCAAGTAATGGTTTTATCTGATTACGAATAGTGCCAGGTAATACTGTAGATATTACTATAACAACTTTATCTTGTCCTTGTCTTTCTATTTCGTCTGATAATTCTTTTAGACCATTCTTTAGGTATGTGTAGTCAAAGTCTGCTCTCTCATCTGGTATACGAGTTACTCCTTCAAATTTATCACCATGTGGTGTTTGTATAGGAACAAAGATAATATCAGAATGAGAAACAACATCTTCTACTGATTTAATTTCAATCTTACTTTTATCAAGATGTTTTTGTGCCCAAATTTCTCTGTAAACAAGTTTCTTTGTATCTACAATTTCTTTGACTTGTTTAGATGGGTCGTATCCCACAACACTATGTCCTCTTGACTCTACTGCTAATGCTACTGGTAAACCTAATTTACCAAGTCCCATAAATCCTACATTCATTTTACAACTCCTTGAATACTGGTATCTCTACCATTTTATGCATATTTGCGTTTCTATGTTTATTATATGTTTCAACTACTAATTTTTGTCTGTCTGAAAGTGGTTCATCAACATTAAGTGAATGTTCTCCATAATCCATTGCCCACTCAAGTTCTTCATAAGATACTCCAAGTTGGTCTTCATCAGTTCTTCTATCTTCCCACAAACCATCTGTTGGTTGAGCATCAATTATACTCTGAACTACACCTAAATCTTTTGCTAAGTCATATACTTCTGATTTCATTAGGTCTCCAATCGGACTTATGTCTACTCCACCATCACCATACTTAGTATAAAATCCAACTCCAAAGTCTTCCACTTTATTTCCAGTACCGACTACCAGTCCTTTTGTACTTCCTGCTATCATATACAATGTTGTCATTCTAATTCTTGCTCTTGTGTTTGCTAATGCTAACTCATTGTGAAATTTAACTGGTACATCTTTTCTAAATCTATCATACACATCTGTTAGTTCAACATCAACTCTTTCAACATTTGGATAGTTATCTTCTAACCATTTACAATGTTCTACTCCCCTTGAAGTTTCTTCAGGGTTTTGATATATTGGCATTATTAGAACATATGTTTTCATACCAGTTCTTGCTGATAGTGTTGATGAAACAGCAGAATCAATACCACCAGATACACCAACTACGAATGATTCCATATTGTTCTCTGTTGCATAATTATACAACCAACTTGTTATCTTGTCTTTCATTAACCTTTATCCCTTATTAGTTTCTTATCAAATAAATTAACATACCCATTCTTCAAGTATGTTTCTATGTTATTAGTATCACTACACCACTTACTTGCGTATTGACCTTTATATTTTTTTGAAAACATCGGATGATAATATTCATTACACCCTTCAAAGAAGTAATGTTGTGCTTGTGTTAGTCTTGTTTTACTAAAATCCGTAACACCTTCTATATTAGAACCACCATGTAATAAATTTGATGCCCATATTAATGCTTGTCCTTTTTTTAATTTAGCGGTATATGGTTCTGCTTTCTTCTCTTGTACTAATTGTTGTAAGAAATTTTCATATTCTCTGTATAGAACCTCTTGTCCATTTTCAACATCATCTGGATTAGGTAAATTTAATTCTTCATATTCCATAAGATTCCATTTATGACTACCAGGTACTATTGATAAACTCCCATTTGTCTCATCTACATCTTCAAATGCTACCCAAACACCAACCATCCAAAGTGGTGGATTAGTAAAGAAATGGATTACATCACTATGAAGTGGTTGATTACTACCTTTTATAAAATTTATTGTAGAGAAAGGATATGGTTTTCTATCATATAATATTTCTAATGTATTCATTACTTTTTTATTCACACACAACTCTGCTGCAGCATCACTCTTCTGCCACAATTCAAATATTCTTTTACTTTCAGTATATTGATAGTGGTCTTGATGAAAAGTAGTATCTTCTTCTGATAATGAAGAATACATATCATCAACCACTGGTTGTATCTCATCATCTGTTAAATTTAAATCAATGATTAAGTATCCATTTTCGTGATAGAATTTACACATATCTTTTACCTCTTGTGTAAAATCTGAGTTTTCTAATAGACTATAAAAGAATGGAGATTCAATCCAAGGTGTAGTAAGTGTATCTTTTTGTTTGAAATAATTTCTCATATTAATATCCTAACTCTTTAGCATACTCTAATGCCTTTTTATCGTCTCTCTTACCAATAGGTTTAGCAGGAGACCCACCATAAATAGTCCAAGGTTCTGTATCAGATGTTATCAAAGAGTTCGCTCCAACAATTGTTCCCTCTCTCAAAGTTACTCCAGGTAGAACAGAACATTGTACTCCAAGTGTTGCGAAGTCTTCAAACACGATTGGTTTACATATACTTGTACGATATTTCAGAGGTACAACTGGAGATATTAAACCTTCTTTAAAATCGTCTGTTGAACAAACAATCCTACCACCATCACCTATGTTTGTAAAATTACCCATTGTTAGTGATGCTAACTTTCCACCTATTATAGTTACACATCTTGCTATGTGAACATAGTCTCCTAATTTTACTTGAGTAGAGATATAACTAAACCCATCTAAAGCAACATGATTACCAATTGACATTAACTCTGGATAAACTATTTTACATTGTTCATCTATCAGAACATCTTCACCGATATGTTTAAATTTACTACTCATGATTAACCACCAACGAACCCCAAGACCAACCAGAACCTATGGCAGTCAATAATAATTTATCACCATCTTGTATTTGATTCTTCTTAAATGCATCATCTAATGCTATCGGTATTGATGCTCCAGCAATGTTTCCATACTTCTCCATTACTGCTTTTATTTTATGAGTTGGTAAACCCACTTCTCTTGCTATATCTCGTAATACATTTATACTTGCTTGATGTGGTATGAACATTGAAATATCATATGGTTTTAAATCAGTTTGTTTTAATACAGACCTAATTGAATCTGGTAATACTTTTATTGCTTGTTCTCTAACTTCTCTTGGTGTTGTCTTATACTTTGTATCTAAGCCACAATTGAAGCCACTAAAACCAGTACCACTACCATCACTTTTTATTTCAGTAAATATCCACCCTTTTTCTGATTGACCAAGTATTACTGCTCCTGCTCCATCACCAAAGAACACACAATCTCTATGTGAGTAATCGGTTATGTTTGAATATGTCTCTGTTCCTATGAGTAATATGTTTTTGTACATACCACAACTAATCAAAGGAGCGGTAACTCCAACCGAAAATACAAATCCTGCACATACTGCGTTCATATCAAAACAAGGTATCTGTCTTGTTAATCCTAACTTTCTATGAATAGTACACGCAGTTGATGGTGATATTCTTTCTGGACTTGATGTTGCTACAACAATCATATCTATATCATCATAACTTATACCAGAACTTTTTACTGCTTTGATAGCAGCGTTGACTCCTATATCAGAAACACTTTCAGATTCAACTGCTCTTCTTTCTCTAATACCCAAACTATTATAAATCCACTCGTCTGTCGTGTCTGCAGTTTTTGTTATATCGGCATTTGTTATTATTTTTTCAGGTAGATATGAACCAACACCTTTAATCTTTACATTTTTAAAATACATTACATACCACCATCAATTTTTAGATTAGTCCCAGAAACATATTCGGTGTCAACGATAAAGTTAATTGTTCTTACCAACTCTTCCATCTTACCACATCGTTGTAGTCCAATCTTGTTTATTGCTCGTTGTTGTAAATCTTCTGGGACATCGTAAAACATACCACCTTCCCAATAACCAAGTTGAATACTATTACAAGTAACACCTTTTCTAACATTCTCTTTGTTTGCATTTGATACAAATCTATCTAAGAAACTTTTTGAAGAACAATATATAGAATTTTTCGGTACATTTAGTTTACTAAATATAGAAGATATTAATATTACTCTACCCCAACCAGTTTCTCTCATATATGGTAGACATGATGCCATGATGTTTATATTACCCATTATGTTTACATCAATCATCTTCCTAATTTCATTTATATCATCGTGGTCAATCTTATGTAAAAAAGTATCATACTTCTTTCCACTTAGATTAATTACGATATCAATATCTAATTCAGAACCAAAGAAATATTTTACCTCTTCAAAATTAGTGACATCAATATCTGAACTTCCTAATGGTATTACATCATACTTATCTGTAAGTCCTTTGTACACCCCACTACCAAGACCACCAGTTGCTCCAAATAAAACTAATCTTTTCTTCATCTTATTTTTAACCATATTAAATTTTCATTATTAGTTTCAAACTTTTTAACAACACCCTTTGAATCTTTGTAACCATACTTCAATTTATTCTGAAAGTCTTTCGCTATCTCAACATTTTTCAAGTAACTTTCATCATCAATACCAGGATGGTTATCATCATGTGGTAGTATAAAAAAAGTTCCAACTTCTTTATCTGGTCTAAACCATTCCTGTCCATATGCTCTAACTCTCTGTCGTGTATCATCGTCTTCAAGTCCCCATCCTACATACAAAGGATTTAATCCACCTATTTTTTCCCATAACTTTCTCGTCATCATAAAGACAAACCCAGAATGGTCATCTACATCATTACGAAATCCTCTATAACCAAGTGGAATGTCATCCAACTCTTTTACTTTACCATCGGTATTTAAAAATACTGCTCTACGGCAAGGATACATACATTGGTCGTCACCTAAATCATATGTAACACTTTCATCTGGAACACAATCAACATCATGAAATATCAAAACATCTCCTTTAGCATATTCTCTTACTGCTAAATTGTACAAGTCATTTTTTCTAAACTTCTTGTCATCATCTTGTTCAGAAATTATTATCTCATAGTCTTTATCTTGAAACTTTTTCTGTAATACTGGAAGTAGTTGTGATAGATGTTTTTCTCTATCTCGGTATGTTATTATTATTGAGTATTTCATAATGGGTACTTTTTCTCAACAATTTCATTCCACTCGGGTATTCTTTCATATTGATGAACCATACAAAAGACATCATCTTTTGAATTTCTAACTAATCCATCCATTCCCATGTAAGGTGGTTTATCAATCAGAACACTTTTTAGTTTATCATAACTCTCTACTAATGTACCAACTTGACATGCCCAATAATCGTCTGGTGTAACAACTTGTGTTACATCTTTGTATGATGTGTTAATTAAAATATTAAACATTGATTGGTCTGCTACCCAATTACCAACAGACATTGTGTATATCATAAAACACAACTCTCTAAATTCTTTCATAGTTCCTGCTATAGTACCGACATTACAAACAAGTAAATCTTTTCCGAAATATTCCCATGTAATACCACCAAGTCCATCTATAAAGTTTTTCATATTCCAACTCTCATCTTTATACATAACACTTTCTGATGGTGCTATAATTGGTTTTTCTTGATATTCATCTAACCAATCAGATGGATTTCCTTGGAACATTACATCCCTTACATCAGTAGTTATCACCCTATTATATTTTCTACCATCTCTTTCAAACTGGTTTAGTAGTTGCCAGATATGAAAAAATCTTAAATTATGAATCAACCTATATGCGTTCTCTCGTGTTACTACACCCGTATGTGTAACCAACTCATTCGGGGGTGATAGAGGCTGTCCTTTACCATCCCAACTTATCTCAAACACTTCAAACCCATTCTCTTTTATTTCGTCAATCAAGTTTTGTGGACAATCATAACATAACATTATCCTATCACCATCAAATCCAGTTGAGTTTAATGAATACACCCAATTCTTTATTTGGTTAAATTGATACCCACCTATTGCTCCAATTACAACATCATTCATATACAAACTCCTTATTAACAAATACATAGTCTCGTTGTATTATACCATCTTTTGTTTGAAAATCGTTTGAATAACTTCTTCCTATTTCCATATTATAAACAAATCCTATACTTTCCATATACTCTTTTACCTCATCAACCAATGGTGCTTTTTCATTATACTCTACATGAGAAACCTCAAGTATTACTACTGCCGTATTCTTTAGTAAACGAGAACCACCATTCATAATGTCTATTTCAGAACCTTGAGTATCTAACTTTACCAAATCAAATATCGTAGTATAACCATCATACAACTCATCTAATGTAGTAGTTTCTCTATCCTCTACTATCAAATTATCATCTGAATATGCTGATGTTAGTTCTCTGTAAACAGAATTTCCAGTATTGGTCTCTGCTAACTTAGTTTTGTAAAATGGTATTGTCTTTTTTTCATCACTCAGAACTGCTATTAAATAATTACCACCAGTATCTTTAAGGTATGGTTCACATTCTTGAGTTGCTTCTATCATCATTACTTGTGAGTCTGGCCATGTCTGTTTACATTCTCTGTAAAAATCCCCCACTTGTGCTCCTATATCAAGGATAGTTCTTGGTTCAAATTTAAGTTCATGTTTTAGTTTTAGTAAGTTTAATCCAGTAGCCATTACTTCCTCACATTCATCTCTTTACTAAAATTTTCATTATAGTACATATTCTGACTCTCTTGTTTTTCTATTGTCTTTGGATGGTATAAACTTAATTGTTCATATGGTGGTAAATGAGAATAAGTTTCACAACCACTTATATACTCATGTAATGGTCGTACCCATCTTATAGATTCTTTTCTACGAAATATTCTCGCTTGATAATCTGGAAAGTTTACCCAATTTTTTTCTGAAACATTCCATCCCCATTTATGAATATGTTCTGGTTTCATACCCTCAATAGTATTCACCCTTGGAACCCAAACCAAATCAACATCGTTTATTTCCAGTATCTGTTTTAGTTGTGCTAATAAAGTCTCATGTGGATATTCATCAGCATCTATATGAAAGATATAATCACCAGTTGACTTTTCTATTACATAATTTTTTTGGTCTGAGAAGTTACCATCAAGTTTTCTTGTATACCAATAAATACCCTTGGCATCTAAGTATTGTTGTGACCACGATGATATAACTTCTTCTACTTTTTTATCATCACCATCTTGTACAATTACTATCTCGTCATCTGGGTCTGTCTTATGTACTAATATTTCTAATAGTTTATTTAGTTCTTCAGATTCATTGTGAACCGTAATTCCGTAACTTATTTTCATTTTATATTAAACTATCAAAATCAATTGGTCTAATTCTAACAAGGCTCATTTCTGTCATAATGAACTTTCTGTAATATTGTATAAGATTCAATCTTTGAATCAGTTGATATGATTGTTTCCCTTTTTCTGGAACATCAAGTACTCCAAACTCTTCACCTCTTTGTTCTTTGACTATTGTTCCAAACCTTTCCACTACTCTTTTAAATTCAGTTTTTCTCATATCATTTAACTTAAGTGCCCAAACATAACCACCAGGTGGATACACATCAAGAACAATACAATCGTATTGTTGAGAACTCCCATCTCTTTTTTTGTAATTGAACTCAATAAAATATCCCTCTTCCAATCTTCTTGGATTGATAGTTATTTTTTTTGTTGAGTCAAAGTTTGATGGTTGAATTAACATTTTTATTTCTCAGTAACGATACCCATTGCTTTACAAGCATCGGTAAATTTAGTATTTGGAAATGATTCTTTCTTTTCAATAGCAAGTCTTTCACTATATGGTGTACCATCTGGTTTCATATACTTACTTTGTTCTTCCTTCTCTATTTCAACAAGAGGTGCAAAAGTCCATGTCCAATTAAGTGTATCTCCTTCTGGAAAAATCATACCTTTCTTTGTAGTAAGAACACAAGGTAACCAACATAACTTAGTCTCTTTATCTTCTTTCATTAAGTTTCTTACTAACTGAGCAGTATTCATTAACTGACTTTGAAACTCAAGATTTGTTTTCTTGTAAGTTTCACTTGTCATAAAACCACAACTAAAACACATTAGTGTATCTACACCATTTAACTTTTCCATAAAACATTGGTCTGAACCACAATTAAAACATGGTGTTTTTGTTGGTTGTGGATTGTCTTGACTTGCGTTTGAAAATTCCATTATGAACTCCTTAGTGTTGGTAACTCCATTGTTGGTAGGTCTGGAAGTTTTATATCTATTTGTTTAGCGGTTTTTGGAAATTCTTTTTTTACCAACTCTTTGAATTTCTCTTTCATTTTATCTAAACTAAAATTTTGATTTATATGTTTTGCTTGTTTATGCCCACGAGATTTATATGCTTTCTGATTGTTATAAAAGTTCTTTAACATAGTAGATGCTACTGCGTAATCTACAGTAAACCAAGCAGAACCTTTATCTATTACCCCTTCCCATACTGCAGTATCATGTACTGGAGTCAAATTACCAGAAAACAATATGGTGAACTTTGGGTCTAAGAAATCTACATGACCACTCCATTTAGGTGCCATGACAAGTTTACCACTACAAGATGCTTCTGCTAATGGTCTACCATAACCTTCACCCTTAGTAAAACTTATATGTGACTTTACTTTTGAATGGTTGTATAAGTGATTCATTTGTTTTTCTGTCATGTCCCCATGAATAAAATAGACATCTGGTAGATTTCCTTGTCCTACCGTAGACTTAACTTGTTGTATCTTACTTCGTATATCTCTTCTGTCTATATGAGAAAAATCTGCTCCACTTGTTTTAATTACAAGTGATGGTGGTTTTTTCAACCCCTTGAAAGTTTCACAGAAAACTTTAATTAGACCACTAACATCTTTTCTATCTTGACCCATCTCTCCTTTTAACCAATGACCAATAAATAGAAAACAATCACCATCTACTTCTGACATTATCTTTTCTACTTCATCATCTTTTTCAGTTGTCTTATGAAATATATCAGTATTAACTCCTTCAAATAAAACATGAATTGGTTTTTCACATTTAAGTGTTCCAATTGTATTTCCAGTATTTTCATCTTTCTGTTCAAATACCGTTTTTTCAAATACATCTTTTGCATGCTCTGATGGTACTATAATCATATCCATTTTATTACAACCTTGTAACCAGTCTGCTGAACATTGTGTAGTCTCAATACCTGCCGTAATTCCTATATTGAACTTACCCCAGTTCTGAAATTCATTTGGAACTCCAATATGTATCATAACATCTGGTTGTATATTCAACCCTTGTTCGTGATATAATCTTTTTTCTATTTCCATATGGTCGTCTCTTGACAAATCAAGTCCAGTCATTGGTGTATTACCCCACTTCACTCCTTTGATTTTTATATCAAACATATCCATTTCAATCAAACTTGTAATTAGGTCTCTTGAGTGGTCACCATATCCAGAACGAGTCTCAACTGGTGCCATAATAAACATAAATGGTTTCATAAATTATACCTTATATATTGAAAATTTATTTCTTGGTTTAAAGTTATCAAATGTCTGTTCTATATCATGAATGAATCTGTCACACATATGTTTTGCTGTCATACCAATCTTCTCATCAGTAACAAACTCTCTTCCTTTTGCTCCCCTATCAATTAACTCATCTTTAACACTATATACTTCGGACATCTTATCTGCTACATCTTCATATGATGCTCTATCATCAAAGATATAAGGTGTTGGAACAGAACCTTGGATAGACCTATTAGATGGAAATACTGGGAATGCCCATTCTCCACACTCTGTATATCTACCATCGTGGTTTGAACCCCACTCTGTTGTGTAATCATCTTCAGTTAACAAGCTACCATCTTCTTTTTTAAATCCACATTGGTCTTGTAATCCACCAGTAACATTAACAAGAATTGGTGTTCCTGCCATTAATGATTCACAAGTTCCTAATCCAAACCCTTCATTAGATGCTATATTGATAGTTACATCTGCAAAGTTGTATAGATAATTTAGAAGTTTTGTTTCTAATTTCTTACCCGAAAATGCTATGTTGTAACCAGGTGCCAAGTGATGTGCTACTGATGGTAAATCAGTTCCATTAGGGTCTTTTGGTTGAGTATGCATTATTAGTAAACATTTATCTGCTTGTTCTTTTGTTAAGGTGTCACAAAATGTTTTGAATGCTAATATAATATCAGATGGTTGTTTTCTTCTGATGTTACGATTGTTCCAAAATATAGTAAACTCTGGTTCTATACCACCAAGTTGTTGGTTACACCAAGTGACCATTTCTGCATATTCTTCGTGTTGTTCATCAATTGGGTAGTATTTATTTTCATCAATCCCATGTGGTATGTAAGTACACTGCCAATCCTCAACTGGAATTTCTTGTCGTACATTTTTAACAATGTTATGTGTTTGTTTAGATATGTTCATTAGAGTATCAACAGACTCATAAAAGGGTTCATTCCACATCGGATAAGGTAAGTCATCCCAAATATTATAATAAAGAATCGGAATCTTACTACGAATCTCATGTTCCATATGAAACAACCAATCCCAAAATCTTGGGTCTGTATAAATCATTATAGCATCTGGTTTTTCTACCTTGATTAATTCTCTCATTAAATCTTGATTACCATAACCATTGAAAGGTAGTATCTTGAGATATGGGTCTTTTACATCGTTAGAAATTTCTTTTTTTACTTGTTCAGACAAGTCAACCAACTTACCATTTTCTGGGTGGTCTATTGCTGCTCCCACTTGAAACCAATCATATTTATGTATTGTACCAAAAACTATTTCTTTTGACATAGTACCTACTCCAGATGATAGTCTTAGGTCATCTGCAAGTAAAACAATCTTCTTTTTAGCCATTTAAAACCTCTTTATTTGAGTCGTAATCTGAAGAGAAATATTTATTAAGTACAGATAGTTTGTCATCATACTCTGCCATGATAGCAAGTTCCTTTTCTATTGAGTCCATAATGTCAGGATGTTCTGATACACCAACTGCATTCTCCATCATATTCTCAACATTTACTTTATGTTTTTGTATATGTGCCTCAAAGTGTAACCTACTTGCTTTAATCAAGTCTTCTCTCATGTTAATCATAAGTTACTCCCACTAATTGTTAATGATATTTCTTCGTTTATTTGTTCTCTAAAAGTTGAATCGTTTACATACTTAAACAATGACCTATTGACAACTTTCTGTAAAGTTTGGTCACTTTTTAGTGCTTCATATTTAAACTCTTTATATAAGTCTTTTAGTAATTTTACTGATGTTAGATGTAGTTTGTTCATAACCTCTTCTCCATAAATACATATATAAATATATGAGACTAAGAGATAACGATGGTTTTTTTTCTATACTTTTCGGCTCTTTTTAGTGTATCTCTTGAACCACTTGATTTAATGTCTTCTGGAATAAATGCTATAACCATATCAGAATATTTTGCTATATGGTCATTTCTTATGTGATAGTGTCCAGTACTATATGCTGCACCATAAAACTTTCGTGGTAAAGCACAATGTATATTGTACTTATAATGAGCTGGTGCAAACTCTTTGTAGTCTATTTCATACTCTAATGCTACTTTTTTAGCAATACCATCAGCACCTTTTAGTTGTCCACCTGATATTATCTCAAGTCTCTCTCCAAATTTTTTCTTTAGAGTTAATATAAACTCTTTTATTTTTGTCTTGTTTGTATATTCTCTACTTCCTATAACCGCTATTTTCATTTTTTCCTTTTCTTTTGAAGTCATAACCATTTTTTGTTACAAAGATAAATATGGATAAATCTTTTAGTGATATTATTGTATCTATAAGTTCATCTTGAGTGGATACAATACTACTAAACCTTGATATATCAGATAGGTTACCTTTTGTATCTACTTCAAACCATATAGGTCTGTTATCCATTTCTTCATCTTTTACTATAGAAGTTCCTAAAGTCTCTAATACTTTTTCATTATCTTTAGCAAACTTCAATACTCTTTTTTCTTTAGTCTTCCTTGATATAAATGTGAAAAATAATCTATTTCCAATTTCACTATTTATTCTTTTAAGTAACTCAAGAATTATTTTTTCGTTTTTTCCTACCACCAAATCAAGTGGTAACTTACAATTACTTCTACCATAATATTGTCCTGCTTGTCGCATTATTTCACTCCATCTTGGCATAGTTCTTTGTTATCTTTGAACTCGCACCATCTACATGCTTTCTTAGATGGATTTGTTTCATATTCTTTTAATACATGACCACCATTATCATCAAAAGCATTATCTACAAAGTTTTCTATAGAAGTTCTAACTCTCTTGCGAGTCACAGTGCCAGATGCTGGTACTATCTTCTGTATTCTCTTTTGTGGAAATGCCGATGATTCAAATAGTCTCCTCTTTAATATCATAAACTCTACATCAATATTATCTACTGGTACACCATATTGTTTTGCATAGTATTCCTTATAGATAATAAGTTGTGATGTTTTCATTGGGTCATTCTTTTGATATTTATTCCAACCATTAGTTGATGTCTTTAAATCAACAATCTTATACATATTATGAATAGTATCTCTAATTACTAAGTCAATATAACCTTTCATGTAGACACCATTCTTTATTTCATAACTGATTGGTGTTTCTATCCCAACCAACTCAAACCCTCTGTTTGAAAAATATTCTCTTCTATGACTCTTTACAAAATCAATTATATCCAACCCATCATAATAAAACTCTTTCATTTCTTTTTGTGAAGTGAAGTGTACAAAGTTTTCATCTTGCATTAGATTTGACATTATTGCTTGCATTCTATCTTTTAATAAAAGGTCAAGGTCAAGACCATCCGCATCAGAAACACTTTTGTTATATAGTACATGAAGATATACTTGAATCACTTCATGCATTGCCGTACCAAATAATGTATGAATTGAATCAGTAAATGTTCTATGTTTATCAATGTAGTTAAGTTTCCACCTATGATTACATTGTTCATACATACTATATTGGGAATATGAGATAGAGTTTTTCTTTTTACTCTCATCTATGGTTAATTGTGTAAAGTCTTTTATTTTAGAAGAAGTCATGTTTACTCACTATTTCTGCTTTTTTTCTTTGTGTTGGTTTAAATGTTAAATCTACTTTTGATTTAACCTCATCTAATAACTCTTGGTCAAATCCTTCTGGTATAAAGTAAGATGGATAAGGTGATTCAATATTATCTTTTACTCCTTTATATATCATCCATCTACGAATATACTGCCATACCCCATTCAATCCCATATTTGGTTGTACTTGTTCTGTTATTTCTGCTTTTGTCTTATAACCATTCATAACACAATACAACCAGTTAAACCCATCTTTAGGTGTATGTTTTCTTTCTTTTGTAATCAATTCTTCCATTCTCTTCAAAAGATTACCCTTAAATATACTATTAAAATCAGGTAAGTTCCAAGAGAAATCTTCAGTTTCTTTTGAAATTAATTTAAGTTTTTCTTGAAACTCTTCTTTAGTCTTAAATAAATAGGGATAGTTATCACCAACAATCTTTTTTATATTAGATTGTTCATAAATTAATACTGGTTTACCCAATCTCATCCCATCTTGTATTGCTAAATTCCAAGTAGCATAGTTGTCAACGAAACAAATTGATGCTTCTGTATTCTCTAATAAATATCTATATTGTCCAGAGTTTAACTTTGAACCCACATATTCTTTTGGTGCATTATAATCAGTACACCAAACTTGATACTCATCTTCAAGTCCTTCCATATATTCCATCATACGATTAAACCCAGTAGACTTTGCCCATCTGTGATTAAACACCAATACCTTTTTGTCTTTTGGTATATCAACCGGTATTGGGTCTGGTAGAACCTCAGATGCTAATGGAAATGTCAATGTCTTTTCCTTCACATAATCTAAGTTTATACTTGTTGACTTTTCTTTCTTAAAGTTTTCTTTTAACCAATCGTTAGCAATTTCTGTATGAAAGAAAGTAGAGTCTGACTGGTCTATACCCTCTAATTGTCTCATAAAAGAATCTGGTATCGCAGTACTTGCTCTTGATTGTGGACAATCTACCCAATGAAAAAATAAGAACCTATTCAATACTTGACCATATCTCTTATCATTTAATGCTACGAATATGTTATATAACATTTCTGGTTGATGACAGAAAACAAAATCTATGTCTTGTGTCTTTAGGTCTAATAGTCTTTTGAACCTTGAACCATAGAAGTGACTTCTGTTGGATAGAGCATCTCTATGATACGGATAATGTAGTAATGTTACATTCTTCCTATTATCTACCACATCGTGTTTTTCTGGCATTACAATATAATGATGACACATAGGTAGAAAAGAAATCGTTTTCTCTACTACTTTATAATTAGAATCAAATTCACTTTGAAATCTTCCAGTAGTATCATATCTAACTGGGTTTAAATAGTGTAATATCCTTAAACCATATAATGGACTATCAATCATTTCATAACCCTCTTTAGTTCTTTTTCATCAACACCATATGTCTTGACAATATTAGTCAAAGACTCTATACCCTTTTCATCTCTACCTAAAATATCTATATAGTCTTTTGCTTCTACACTACTAACTTCATAGTATTGTCTAACATAATCAACAAGTTTATCATTATACTTCTTGCTTGATTTACCTTTTATCCATTTTAGATATACTTTACCCTTTGGTATAAATTCTTCATATACATGATATATCTCTCTTGGTTTTAATAAACCAATGGTATATTTTTGTAATGAATTGATAAAGTCAACCCAATTTACATTCATGGAAAGATAACGATTGACAAGATAAGTACTGAACGATTTCCTTTCGGATTCAGATAAACTTTCCCAGTAACCTTTTGATACTTTCTTTTCTGTAATCTGTTTTATATGGTCAAATAGAGTCTTTGGTTTCATTTACGCCTCTCTTGGCATAAACTCTTCATTTACATGACCACATTTATTACACCCAAACACTTGAACTGGTGCTATAATTTCTTGTCCATTTGGACTCATAATAGCACTAACTTTCTTTATCAAGAATACTGGGATAAATGTATCATGACCACACTCATCACATTTGATATCATCAGCCTTACTTATATCAATATTTGCTTGTGTTGGTAATGGTTGTTTTGGTTTCATTGTCATTTTATTTCTCCTAAGATTTTAACAATCATTGACATTACATTTATTTCTTTATCAACAACAGATGTGTCCATATATTGATGTTCTGCTATTATCAATATAACTCCTGCTTTATGTCCTTCTGCGTAAGAGTCCAATTCATCATATAATAATTTATATAAGTCTGTGTAGTCTCTGACTTTAGCATCAGCAAGTAGTTTACGGATAGAGTTAAATCCATTTTTCATATCACTTTTTTGGAGATATTCTAATAACTTTAACTTATAATCGTTTTCAATAACAGATTTTTCATCTATATCAAGAACACCATCAATAACTTGTCTTTGTGCAGAATTAATAACCCTACGAATATCTGGATAACCAGAATCAATCAGTATCTTAATCTTATCAACATCATATTTAATTTCTTCCATTCCAAGAATTAAGGACACTTGTCGTGCAACATCTGCTTTAGATGGTGGTGTAACACCAAATACTTGACATCTACTTTGAATTGGGTCAATGACTTTTTCTACATAATTACAAGTCAAAATAAACCTACAATGTCTTGAAAAAGTCTCCATCAAGTTTCTTAATGCTGCTTGTGCATTAGGTGTCAAGAAATCACACTCATCCAAGATAATAACCTTGAGTGGTTTAAACCCAACCGAAGACGCAAAGTCTTTGATTTTGTTTCTCATGACATCAACACTATTCTCATCAGAAGCATTAATATACATATGGTCACATTCTATATTTTGAACAATCAACTTTGCAAGAGTAGTCTTACCAGTCCCTGCGTTACCGAATAAAAGAAGATGTGGAACATCTCCTTCTTTGAGATACCTACTTACTTTTTTCTTTAGGTTCTCATTTCCGACATAACTATCCAGATTTTTTGGTCTGTACTTCTCAACCCAAAGTGAATTTTCTTTTGGATTTCCGAACATTAATTAGCCTCATCTACCGCTACGAAGTAGTAATCGGAAGTGTACTCTCCATCAGTAAAACTTACATGAGCCAATCCATTACTTGCTACTTTCATTGTTGATGTTTTAGCACCTCTGTTTGCTTTCAACACTTCATTAAATAAACCAGAAGAAAAAGAGACTTTACCAATATCTTTATACTCTTTTGTATCAATAGTAAATTTAACTTGGTTAGATGCAACACTTGTGTATCCAATGATTAAAGTTGCAGCACCATCTTTACAATCAATAGTAAAAGTAGTAACATCAGGAAGTGCTGATTTACCTTTTGTGAAACGAGTAATGAACTCTGAATCAAGGTTGACTTCTACTTCAAACTCTGGTAATTGTTTTAAAGGTGGTGGTGATGGAATAACAGATAAGTCACTACACATAAATGTAACTTTACTCTTCTTGTCTTGTGCATGAAGACTAAATACCTTGTCATCTGCTTTACTTTTATCAATTTCTATGTCACTATCAAGAACATCTAATAGTTTCTTGAGATGTGATGTGGTATACAAACCGAACTCAAGTTTCTCAAATGGAAACTTAGAAAGTTTTACCTCACCTAACATAGAACGATTTTCAGATATGAAACTGGTCTTTAAACCATTTCCATCCGTTTCCCATTTTACAGACTCAATATTACCACCAAGATGGTATCTATCTATAAACTTTGTAATAACCGCTTTATTCATTTATAACTCCTATGTAGTTAGTTTAGAAATCAAAGAACTTTTGTGCATTCGCATAAGCATTATCAGGTACTTGACCCCAACCCAATGCAGAATAAAAATCCTCTAATTTGTTTTTTAAATCTGACACGAATATCTTTTCGTAATCAATGTTTTCTTCAATGAAATCAAGTATGTCTTTTGGGTCATCTTCATCACCTTTAAGAGCACAAGTTTCAATTCCAAATTTATTATCTTTTAACCATACCCATTTTAACTTATCCCCATCATGTAATGGTGATACATTTTTATGACCAAAATACTTCAACAAGTCATTATACCTTGCTGCTGCTTTAACATGAGCTGGTGTACCAAGTGCCATTTCTGTAAATAGACCTTTCTTATATTTAGTACTATACTTCTTCAACCCTTTCAGACCACTTGGTTTTGCAATATCAATTATGTTAGACTTACTAAGATTTTTTCTGAAGTCTAATACATTATTATCAATATCATTTTTAGGTTTTATCTCTAATATGTCTTTCAACATACCACTCATAAACTTTTTAAATCTTGGTGGAAAATTAGAACGGACAACATCCAAACCCTTTACTTCAAGTTCATCACAATCAACACCATTGTTATTTATAATCCATTGTGCATATCTCTTTTTTGCTACCCATAGACCAGACTTTGCTATAACTTCTTGTTTAATATCAAACCGATGGTCTGTGACATTTAAGAACTTTTTTGCGAACATATCATATGAACTATTCATAAAGTCTTGTACTTCTTTAGATATAACCAAAATTTCCTTTGACATTAACTCGTCATTGTTTTCGTCTATTGATGGATTTCTCTTCTTCACGATTGGTAAAGCAGAATAAAAAACTGAATCTGTATCAATATATATACAGAAGTCATCCGAAACACCCAATTCTTTTTGATAATAAAAATTACCCATATTTTCTGTATACTTAATCAAGGATTGACCAGTCAAAGTAACTGCTTCTGCGTTGTCTGAATCATAAAATCTAAATGTAGGTAATCCCAATACACCATATAAAGAGTTTAACAATACCTTTTGTACATATTGTCTTGCTTTAAAGTATTGATGTTTTTCTTTATCACCAGATTGACCATACTTCTTTTCAAGTTTTCTAAACTCAACTCTTTCTTGAAACCACTTATCAAGTATATCTGGTATAAGACCTTTGTCATCTGTTCTATACAGACAACCATTTGATGCTATTGTGAACTTTGACTCTTCAAGAAAATCATTCAATCTCTCTTTATTAAGAGATAGTGTTTGTCCCTCAAAGTAAACCTCATATGTGATGTCTTCTTTTTTATTGAGATATTTCTTAACATCCCAATCAAGAACCTTTCCGACTTTTGTTTCTGGGGATATATTCAACGACATAATAATAGATGGATATAGTGAAGTTAAATCCAAATCATATATCCAACGATACAATCCAGGTTTTGGTTCTTTTACATATGCTCCAGTAAACTTATCTGGTCTTCCACCGACCTCTTCTAATGACCGATGTTTTTTGTTAGTAGAAACTACACCAAGTCTCTTTGTATAAGTTAATATAGCTCCCTCAAGAAATCTTGATGAAAAGAATACATCTTCATAAGGGACATGACCTTTGTGACAAATACCACGAACCAAGTCTAAGAACTTTAATTTCTCATCAAGAGCAACAACAATCTTAACATCGTTTAAGTTATATTCAATGAACTTCTCAATATCATCTCTAAATAAATCATCAAGGTTTCCTTGGTATTCAATCTTTCCCATATCAACTTCAAGTTTACCTATCATATCAAGTCTATATGATGATTGTTCTTTGAAAGTAAATTTTCTATATAGTGCAAGATAATCAAGAACTGAAACACCTGCTATTTTATATCTACCTCTGAATTGATTCCATTGTACATCTTGAATAGGACTCAATAGTTTAGCAGTATCAACATCTTTTATACGAGTAATTCTATTATATAAATATGGAACATCAAAAAACTCTACATTCCAACCAGTTAATATAGTTGGGTTGTAATCTCTATACCTTTTTAGAAATGCATTTATCAACTCAGACTCAGTACTAAATCTAAATACCTTACAATCATCTGTTTCATAATCGTCAACCCTAAGTTGTTCATCAAGAACAAGTACAACATATTTACCAGTATCACTCATGTGGTATGCAATAGATGTTATCTTATTTGCTGCTTTTTCTGGTTCAGGAAACCCATCAAGAACTTCAACCTCAATATCAAATGTAAATATCCTATGACCACTTGACGGGTCATCACTATCAGTATATGTATCAATTAAGATTCTTGCCTCTGGGTTTACATCTTGTTCATAGATGATACCCGATTTCTCGTCTTGTTCACTCCATTGAGTAATCTTTTTTACCTTCTTACCATCTAATGCAACCATATCACCATACGGGTCTTGAATATAAGCATACTTTTTCATATGATATTTTAAGTAACCCTTTTCATCATCCCATAGATGAACCGTATTTTTATTTTTCTGATACCAAATATTCTGATACATATTCTACCAGAACTTATTTTCTTTGATTGTGAAATTTGGGTTTTTCATACTTCCCCTATCTTTAAACACCTCATCTGTTTTCTCAAGAATTGGCATATTATCTATGATTTGTTGAACTTTGTCTCGGTTCTTTTCTGGAATAGTGAACCTTGTGTACTCACTTGTTGGGTCATCAACTGCTCCATGTGACAATACCCATAACCTAATCTTTTCCCATGTGTTAGATAAATATAACTTAGGATGTGTATTAAACAATAGATTTTTCTTGTACCCATTGTCTTGCATTGTGTGCCATAACCATTGTATTGCTTTTCTTGGAATCCTAACCACTTTCTTTTTAGGAGAGTTTTGAACTGCATCAACAAATGTATCAACAAAATTCTTTTTAAACACCTCGTCATGTGGTGGTAGTTTCCAATCAATTGACTCTGGTACATTCTCCACTACACTTTCAAACTCTTCTTGTGTTTTAAAATAGTGTGGGTAGTCTTTTCCAAGTACATACTCTTGTACTGGATGGTCAAACACAATTGCAGGTTTACCCATCTTTAATGAATCTTGTACTGATAAATTCCAAGTCATATAGTCATCTACAAAACATAATGTTGCGTGACAATTTTGTAACAAGTATTTGTAGTTTGCTCCAGATGGTAAGTTCTGTACTCTCATCCACTTTGGTGCTGGTGTCTTAATCATACCACCACTTTTTTGGTCTCCTGCTGCTTCATCTGTAACCCAAACAAGATACTTATCTCTATCTAAATTCTCGGTATACTTAATAAGTTTTTTTATACCAGTAGTGTTATTCCATCTGTGATTAAATAATAAAATCTTTTTGTCTGTTGTAAACGGAAATTCTTTTGCTCCATCTGGTTTTATATCAGACTCAAGTGGCATGTATACTAATTTTTCTTGTGTTGTTTCTTCATCAAGAGTCATAGTATGTGGTTTCTTGTTCCAATTTGTACCTAAGTATTTTAAAGTTTCTGGACAATGTACGAATGACTTATAACTTAAATTGATTGATTCAAGTTGTCTAAAGAATCCATCTGGCCATCCAGAAGTTGGACGACTCTTTGGACTATCACACCAGTGAAAGAAAGGAAATGAGTCAACCGTAGTTCCGTACCTATCAGTTAACATAGCATTATAAACATTGTATAGTAATTCTGGTTGATGTGTAATAATAAAATCTACATCTGTTTTTGAAAAATCAATTGTATCTAAAAATTTCTTTGAGTTGAAATAACCACGATTAAATAAAACACTTCCTGCATAATCAAAAGGAAGTAATGTAACATTTTCCCAACTATTTTCAAGTGTATTATTTGGTGGTACTAAAGCAGTGTGGTGACACATAGGTAACCAATTAATTGTCTTCTCCATTACCTTCCAATTTGAATCACCATGATGTAACCATTTTGTAGACTTCCATCTTACTGGAGACATCACATGAAGAACTCGTCTTCCAAATAGTGGATGGTCTCCATACTCTTCATATAACTTGTTAAAACCCATTTTAAATCCTTATTATCTTAGTTAAATATACAACCATTTTGCTATACCAGTCAAGGAAAAAATGGGGGGATTTTAGTCCCCCCAAATTTAACCATTTAGAAATTAACAGAAAGTCCTAAGTTGAAATGTCTTGGTGTACCCAAGAATACTTCAGCGTTATGTGCAAGGTGCATTTTGTCACCATACCCATTGTACTTACTATTATCTACTGCATCTTGAACATATACATTATCAAGTGCGTTAAACATATGACCATGTAAGGTCATATCAAGTCCTGCTATCTCAGGTAACTTATAAGACAAGTGTAAGTCTAACTTACCATAAGATGGAGTTTTCCATACTTGTGCTCTATCTGCATCACCTTCAACTTCACGACTATCTGGACTCCAATCAGAATAATGATTGTCATACCATTTATAGAGACCTTGTACTCTTAAACCATCAATTGGTTTTAGTGTAAGACCACCAACATAGGATGTCTGTGGCATATCACCAACCTTTAGTTTGTCAAGAGCATATCTATATTCTGTAGATGTTGTGCCAATTACTTGACCATCTTCATTATATTCCATCTCTGTGTAGTCACCATTAGCGTCTCCATCAAAATACCAATCACCAAAACTTACGATGAAATCTACATCAACCATTTCGTGAAGAGCGACTTTAGATTCAATCTCTACACCAGAGTGACTTTGATTTACACCAGTAAGGTAAATGATATCAGTATCACCAGAGTCACCTTGACCTGTTTCTACAGATTTAGTAAGGTTTCTGTCTTTCCATTGGGTGTTATAATAACTACCCTTGATAGACACTAACCCACTATTGTACTCTCCACCGATTTCCATAGATGTGAATTTCTCATTTTCTGGGTTTGTAGATACATTCCCATCATAATCAATTACATTATCTAAGATTGGTGGTTTCTCAACATAACCAAGGTTTGCAAATGCTGATAGTCTATCATCAAGATTATATCTACCACCACCTTTAACTTGAAAGGTTGTGATTGCATCTGCTTCTACAAGTTCTTTCTCAACAGAAAAATGGTCTTTGTATGTATAACCGATGGTAGAAATACCACCCATTCCATACAGACTCATCTTATCCATTTCATATTTACCTTGTAAGAAAGCTCCAAACCAATCTACGGTTGTTTCGTTGTGATAAGCAATAATATCACCTAACCCAACTTTCTTTCCATCAGGAGCATTGTTATCAGCATAGTCTACATAGTAGTCTCCACCGAGTAAGTCACGAACTTCTCTTGCGTGTTCAATACCAGCAGTTCTCCAATCAATACCAACTTGAAGTTCAAGTTCGTCTGAAACATCATAGTTTAACTTTGAAATCAAACCATAAGTATCTTGTCTATTGATTGAATTACGAAGAATACCAGTTGAACGATTTTCTGTGTCTGAAAAAGCAGAATCTACATTAGCAGAGTTCTGTGCTATTTCAGCATTCCAATCCCAAGTCCAAGGTGAACTTGCATACCAAGGGTTTCCTTCTATCGCGGGTGTCCTACTTACGCTACCATAAGTTCCTGTACCACCACCAGAACCACCGCTCCAATATGCTACTGAACTTAACCTCATGTCATCGTTAATATCATAGAAATGATTTAAGTTGACAAGTGGTTTATGAAAGAAGTTTTCTCTTTCATTTAAGAAGTTAGGGTCATACCTATCTTGTGTTTTGTCACCATACATATAAAAGTATTGTTTACCTTTATAGTCTGAACTAACTGGAGCAACATTCTGATTATAGAACCTTCCTGCTTCATGTTCAAACTTCTCGCCTGAAACGTAAGCAGAATCATTATAACCATCAATGTCACCTGCTAACTCTTGTGAGTAAGTGGCAATATTCTGTTTATATAGGTTCTGACCATGTCGTTGTGGTGCTCCTATTGCGTACAACTCAAACCTTTGGTCATCATTTACTGCGTAACTTGCACCTGCATAGTATGCCCATGCGTCTGTCCAAGTCCCATCAATGAATCCATCACCAGTTTTACGAACAATAGTACCACTAAGTGCTAACTTATCGTTAATAAGACCAGAGTTATAGTTAAGAGTTGATTTTAGAAATCCACCCTCTCCTACTTCTTGTTTGATTTTCCCGCCCTTCTCTTGTGAGGCTGGGTCTGTGATTATGTTCATAGTTCCACCAATAGATGGTGTTGCAAGATTAACGGCTGATAGACCTCTTTGCATCTGAATTGAGGAAGTAGCATCACCTACTCCATCCCAATTAGACCAATAGACCCATCCGTTCTCCATGTCATTCTGGGGAACACCATTAATCATAACTGCAACATTTCTTTGATTGAATCCACGAACATTGATGCGAGCATCGCCTGCACCACCACCTTGTTGAGTTGCGTATACACTTGGTGTAGTGTTAAGAATCATTGGAATGTCTTGTGAACCAAGACGAACTTCCATTTCTTCTTTAGTAACATTAGTGTATGCAACGGGGGTTGTTTCGTCCGCTCTTGAAGCTAATACTTCAAGTGCTGATAATGCCACCACATCAGTTGCTAATGCAAAACTAAGTGTTGACACGATATCTGACACACTAAGAGACTTAGTATGTGAGACATAACCAATGAATGAAGCAGTAATGTCAAAAGTACCAGGTCCAGTTTCAATGGTGAATTTTCCTTCACCATCGGTAACTCCACCGAGTTCGGTTCCCTCAACGATTACATTCGCTCCAACAAGTGGTTTTGAGTCTACATCGGTTACAACTCCAACTACTGATTGTGCAAACAATCCAGTTGTCATTATAATAGATGTAATTAGATTACGAATTTTCATAATCGTTCTCCTATCATTGTTGTTATGAAATGGCACATTTTTCTACAGGTGTGCCGTCTGCCTGTCCGCTTTTGGTTCTGTAATTTGATTCTAATTCGCATAGTCTTGGTCGTCATTATCACCAGTCATCGGTACAATCTCACACGAATCGTTATTACAAAATTTATCCACATCTGCTTCTTCATTTTTAATAGAACCAAATGTAAGTTTTCCAAGTTTGGATACTTCTTTATTATATGTTTCTTCATCTATTGACTCATATGGCATTTGTTGATAAGCACCATAATCATGTCTTGGTAATAAACTGATACCTTTTAAATGATATTGAAAATAATTTAAACAAGGTGCTATCTGTTCCGACTCTTTTTCCGGGTTAAATGTCACGGTACAACTAACTTGGTTATCAGCCCAATGCCTTTGCATAAATGCTGCTAAACTAAATTGTTCCCATATAGATAAGTCACCCACAGTGCGTATCCCTTCACCAACATCTACTGGAACCTCAACAACCATTGTTGTATCTTCTGAACCAAATGCTGGTTCTACCTTGTAATTATACTTTTTCAATGGTTCTAACAATTCAGAATGTTTTGATAACCTCATTCTCCTAATGTAAAAACGACTCTCAGGGTAATGTAATCCTGGAGTCGCTCCTGCTAATAGTGAAACTGTGCCACTTGGTTTTACTGATGTCGTCTTGATTGACTTTGGTACTGCTAACCAATCTGAATATATTTTATCCCATTCTTGTATCGTATCATATCCATTTTCTAACCAATCCCTTAGACTTTCCATACCACGATTGGTAATAAATTGTGCTACTCCACTAACAGAACATCCGATTCTACGATTTCTCAACATCACACGATTAGTATCACTCCAATGTGTTTTACCTAATGTTACCGTTTTTGCATAGAGATAAGCATACTTTAATGTTTTCTTGTAGTCCTCTAATGAATCATGGTTTGATGGAAATGTTTCTACAAGACAACATAATTCATATGACTCCAGAGATTGTTCTAAACAAGGATTACCACCTGCTACTCTATGGTCTTTCCAATCTCCACCATTTTTCATACGAGAATATTTTTGCATATTCTCCAACCAAGCAAGACCTGGTTCACCATTATCTACAAT